GCCTTGACAATCCATAAAAAAGAAGTGTCAAAGCCTCAATAATTACAATTTTATCCTTAACTTAATGACATTGTTTTTGGAAAAACCCCGTCCCCAATTGAACTTTAACCTGTCCCTTTTTGAATTGTTTCTTTTTCTAAACTATTTTACTATTCTATAATATTCTCGTTCTGTCAACATAAATACAATACAATAAATCACTGCAAAGACTATAATTGTTGCTATTGTGCATTCAATAAATAATGTGATGTTTGTCATGTAACACATTGCCAGTAGTTTTGTAATGACTTTGAAGGCTGCTGCCACATGAATGATTGCCATAATAAGCGGCAGGAAGAAGATCATTAGCACCTGGCTTCGAATGGATTTTTTTACTTCTTGTTTATCCATGCCAACTTGCTGCATAATCTTGTAACGGCCTTTGTCGTCGTAACCTTCGGAAATCTGTTTGTAGTAAATAATGAGTACTGTTACCATGAGGAACATGAAGCCGAGATACATGCCCATGAAGAAGAGGCTGCCATACAATTCGTAAAAGGAGTCTTTGTTAATTTGTCTTCCGCTACAGGAGCAGAAAGTTTCTGGAACTTGCTCACTCAGTGCTGTTCTGATTTGTTGTTCTACGTTCTTTTTTAATTCGCTGGAACCTTTCATATCGAAAGTCTCATAATAAGTCATTGTCATCAGGCTTGCTTTTGTTTCATCATTCTGTGTACTTTTTTCATAAGTCTGTTTTAAAATATTCAGAATCTGTTCTTCGTCTTTCATAATCATGTAAGTAATTGGAATATCTTTATCGTTATTTTTCTCATCTAATTTTGATTTGTCCAATTCTTTTTTTACATGAAATTTTGTATCATCTAAATAAATTTCATTCTGTCCGTAACTTTTTGTCTGAGTAGAGAAAAGAAGTACTTCTCCATCATTTAATGTCTCATTTTTTTCTTCCAGACGGTTATAGTCTGCAAGTGGAATCAGCACAACTGAACTTGACGTTTTGTCTGAATAATATTTATCAGGATCCAGAATCATCTTATTTCCATCCAGATAACCGGTCAGTTCTCCCGAATGATAAATACGTTCATTTTCAGCCTTCGTATTATTTTTTCTTATAATTTCCTCAATGATCGTATGCACTTTTTCTTCTGTCTGTGCATTTGTTCTGTAAATGGTCACCTCGCACTCTCGTGGATATCTGGCGCTGATAATGTCATTCATACCCACATAAAGGCAAACGGTAGTGGACACCATAATCAGTACCATCGTACTTAAGATGCAAATGTTTGCGAGCCCCACTGCGTTTTGTTTCATGCGGTAAACCATGCCGGATACTGCCGTAAAATGTTTTGCCTGGTAATAATATTTTTTGTTTTTCTTTAACATTTTCAGGACTGCGATACTTCCTGCAATAAACAGACCATAAGTTCCGAGCACGACGCAGACAACTGCGAAGAAAAATTTTGTCATCGCATCCAGTGGATTTCCGGTCGTTTGTGCAATGTAATATCCGGTTCCAAGCAAAATCGCTCCCACGATCGCCAGAAGCCACTTTGTCTTTGGCTCACGCTCTCCTTGATTGCTCCCATGCAGAAGCTCTACCGGACTGACGATGCGGATCTGAAGCAAATTATAAAGAAGAATCAATACGAAAATTGCCATAAAAAATGCAAATGTCTTCTCCAGCACTGGAATCTCTACCGTAAATTTCACACTGATATCATAATGTAAAAGTTTTCCAAGTACAAGATACATCAGCTTTCCAAATACAATACCTAAGAGTATACCACCGAAAATACTGATAAATGCAGTAATCACGGCCTCAATCGCAAGCATTTTTGCAATATGTCCTTTTCCCATACCAAGAATATTGTAAATCCCGATTTCCCGCTTTCTTCGCTTAATCAGGAAACTGTTCGTATAGAATAGAAAAATTACAGAAAAGATCATCAGCAGTCTATTCATATAGTCCATAATCATTTTCACATCTTTACTTAGCCCGTTATTTCCCTGTGCCATACCACCAACAATGTAGTACATCATAACAGAAAGTACTGCCATTAAAATGTATGGAACATACGTCTTACGATTGTTTTTCAGATTGGTGATTGCAAGTTTTCCATAGATTTTGCTACTCAACGCGCTCACCTCCTGCTTCGAGAACAGTCAGTGTGTCAGAAATTTTCTGATACATCTGTTCATCAGTCAGATTGCCACGGTACAACTGATGGAATACCTCACCATCTTTAATGAACATCACGCGATTTGCACTACTGGCAGCTTTCACACTGTGAGTGACCATGAGAATTGTCTGTCCATCATGGTTCACAGAAGAAAACAAGCGAAGAAGTTCCTGCGCTGCCTTGGAATCCAGTGCTCCGGTCGGCTCATCTGCCAGAACGATCTGTGGCTTGATAATCAGCGCTCTTGCCACTGCCACACGTTGCTTCTGTCCACCAGACACTTCGTACGGGTATTTTTCCAGAATTTTTTCAATACCAAGATGCCTCGCGATCGGCGCAAGGCGCTGTTCCATTTCTTCATATCTTCTTCCGGACAGAACCAGTGGCAGAAAAATGTTATCTTTCAGTGTAAATGTATCTAACAAATGAAAATCCTGAAATACAAATCCAAGATTCTGACGACGAAATGCAGACATTTCCTTTTCCTTAATCGTACTTAAATCTCTTCCCTTTAAAATGACCTTGCCACTTGTCGGGCAGTCAAGCTGTGCCAGAATATTTAACAGGGTACTTTTACCAGAACCAGACTCTCCCATGATTGCCACATATTCTCCCGGCTCTACTGAAAAATTCACATCACGAAGTGCCTCTACTTTATTGCCCCCAAAACGAGTCGTATATATTTTCTTTACATTTTTCACTTCCAATAACGCCATATCAATTTCTCCTTCTTTTTTCATTGTATAAAAACTGCTTTCAAAATCCTGCGGACATGTCTTTCACACGATTTTTTTAACTTCTTTACACAATCAATTATAAAAAAAGAGGAAATGCATTTCCATTGATTTTGGTTACATTTCCCCTTGCTAATCTTACAATCTTGTCACAATTTACTCTACAGGCAATTTTTCTTTCATCAAATGCAGTAATACCCGAGTTCCTTTCCCCAGCTTAGATTCTACTCGGATCTGGCAACGGAGCTTCTCTATAATCTGCTTACATAAGTAAAGACCGATGCCTGTAGATTTCTTATCACTTCTTCCATTATACCCGGTGAATCCCTTTTCGAAAATACGCGGCAAGTCTTCTGAGCATATACCGATGCCTGTGTCCTCAATTACAAGCCAATCATCTTCCATATAAATAGAAATGCTTCCTTCGACTGTGTATTTCAATGCATTGGACAAAATCTGCTCCAGTACAAAAACGAGCCATTTTTCATCTGTCGTAACGGTTACCCGAAGTGCTTCATAATGTAATGCCAATTTCTGCATGGCAAACATACGGGAATACTTCTTAAGTGCCTGCTTTACCAGATTGTCCAAAGCATATTCCTTCAGCATAAGATCTCCCGACATGTCCTCCATACGCACATAAGTCAGAACCATTTCCACATACTGTTCTGTCTTAAAAAGTTCTGTCTGCATATCCTGCAAAAGCTCATAAGTTCTGGCATCTTCCGTGTCGCCGGCTGCCTGCGCAAGCACTTTCATGGCAGCAATCGGTGTCTTGATCTGATGCGCCCACATACTGTAATAATCTTTCATTTCCTGGCGCCCAATCCGCTCCGCTGATTGCAGATCAGACATTTTCTTATACATATTTTGAATAATTGCCTGATACTCTAACTCGATATATGACCTTGTCGCCGGAAGATTTTCCGTCACCTCTTCCAAACGCTGCTTTGCCTCAATGACTGCCACACCCTTCTTATAATATTGGTTAAATTTGAAAATTCCATATCCAAGCAGCCAGATTGCGGAAAGAAAAAATGCATAGTTCACCGCATCAACTGGCAAGTTGCTCAGGCTGAAAATGACATAAAACACACCAATGAATCCAATATACAGGCAGATATCGCCTCTTTTTTCTTTCAAAAAACTCCCCAGCAGCTTTATCATTCCACAATATACCCAATTCCTTTCTTCGTTTGAATCCAATTTTCTGCTCCGATTTCTTCCAATTTCTTTCTAAGCCTCGCCACATTCACTGTCAATGTATTATCGTCAATGAACTCATCACTCTCCCACAACCTCGTAATCAGATTTTCCCTTGAAACAATCCGTCCTGAATTCTCCATCAGAAGCTTCAGAATCCGGAATTCATTTTTCGTAAGCTCCACCGACTGACTCCCACAGATCACTGTCGCATCATTAACATTTAGCATCACTCCTGCATGCTCAAGTACGTCCATCGTCCCACGGAATGCATAAGCTCGCCGAAGCACCGCCTGCACCTTCGCCGTCACTACGCTAAGGTCGAATGGTTTCTCCACAAATTCATCTCCGCCCATATTCATGGCCATAACAATATTCATATTATCATTTGCCGATGATAAGAAGATAATCGGTACTTTTGAAATCTTGCGGATCTCCTGGCACCAGTGGAACCCATTAAACAATGGCAATACAATATCCAGGAGCACAAGCTGCGGCTCATACTCCCGGAAATCTTCCATCACATTCTTAAAATTCGTCACACAATGCACCTCATAATCCCATGTTCTTAAATGCTCCGCCAGCACATTTGCAATCGTCCGGTCGTCTTCTATAATTAAGATTTTATACATACATCCTCCTAAGTCACCCGTTTGGCAATAGTGTAACTGATTTTTTTCAATTTGTGTATAGTTCTCCTCAAATCTTACAAAAATTTAAGGTTCCGTGTTAAGTTCAAATCTCCCAGCTGATATAAATCTTTCTTTTATTCTCTACTCCGCAAAGAATTTTGCTTTCACGTCTTCCACCGGCATTTCCTGGCCTGTAAACAAATGAAACGCCTCTGCCCCCTGCCACAGGAGCATACCTTTTCCACCGATCACGCATTTCACACCGGCTTCTTTCGCCTCGCGCATCATACGTGTCTCCTTCGGATTATAAATAATCTCCGCAACGACCAAATCTTCCCTATATACAGAAGTGTCCTGGATCATCGTCCCTTTCTCATTCGGTTTCATGCCCACATTTGTTGCATTTACAAGAATATCACTCTCTCCAATACTCTTATACAATGCTTTTTTATCTGCCATATCACAGACCTGTATCTTGCACTCTGGTGCAAATTCTAATATTTTCTTCGCAATCTTCTCAAGCTTTTCGAAGTTTGCTCCCTTTCGGTTAAACACATGAATCTCGGAAGCTCCGTCCAGTGCAAGCTGTACAAAAATTGCAGTTCCGGCTCCACCACCGCCCATAAGTGTAATTGTCTTATCTTTTACAGAAACGCCGTGTTCTGCAAGATTTTTCACAAATCCGACTCCGTCTGTATTGTGCCCAATTAGTTTTCCATTTTCATTCACTACCGTATTGGAAGCGCCCATGATCTGCGCTGCCGGAGACAACTCATCGACCTGTCTTGCAACTTCCATCTTACATGGCATCGTCACATTAAAACCGCGGATTTTAAGAAGTCTCGCCGCATCCAGAAATTCTCCTACCTGGTCTTCTTTTATCTCAAATGCCATGTAGGCATAGTCAAGTCCTAATTTTTCAAAGCTGTAATTGTGCATTGCCGGAGAACTGGAATGTCCCACCGGAGAACCAATCAGTGCTAATAATGTCGTTGTTCCGCTAATTCTTTTTTCCATGTCATGTACCTCTTCCAGTCATTATATAATATTATCAATTATGTTCTAAAACAACTGATTTTCTGATTCCAATTATAACACACCGCTAAACTGACCGCACTCTTTAATTATCTTACATTCTCAGAGATTGTTTTCACTTTCAAGAATGCCTCGGCATTCTTGCTGCGAGGTGCGCGTCATGCAATTGCATGACATACTTCTACTGCGCACCTCTGCGGTCCTGCCGGAGGCTATATCAGCTGGGGGATTGACTCCCACCACTGATACCAGCTTGTTTCTCACCACCTATAGGTGGGAGTCATCTTCCAGCTGATATAAAAAGACAGCCACGACACATTTTGTGCGCCATGGCTGCCTTTTTCAATACCACCCTCATCTCATGATATTTTCTACTTTCAAGAATGCCTATACTGCCTGAATCTTTACAATGTCCACCAGTGTCAGTTTCTGAATATCTGTATTCTCCAGACTGGTGATCAGTGCTTTTGCTGTATCGATAGCTGTCAGGACATTGACACCCGTCTCAATTGCACTTCTTCGAATTACGAAACCGTCTTTGGAGTGTTCTGCTCCCTGTGGCGGAGTATCAATAACAAGATCTATCTTATGTCCAAGGATCAGATCCATGAGGTTCGGTGTGCTCTGTTCAATCTTGTTGACTGCAATTGCTTTCACACCTGCTTCTGTAAGTGCTTCTGCTGTTCCTTTTGTCGCAAAAATCTTGTATCCGATCTTTTCAAAACGTTTACCGATTTCTACAGCCTCATCCTTATCCTCATCACGGACAGTCATAATCATATTGCTAAATTTCGGAAGTTTGATTCCTGCACCTAAGAATGCTTTATATAGCGCCTCGTCAAATGTCTTGGCAATTCCAAGGCACTCTCCTGTAGACTTCATTTCTGGTCCAAGGCTGATATCTGCATCACGGATCTTCTCGAAAGAGAATACCGGCATTTTAACTGCATAGTAATCTGCCTCCGGCTGAAGTCCCGGTGTGTATCCAAGTTCTTTGATCTTGTGACCGATAATCACTTTTGTTGCCAGTGGAACAATTGGAATTCCAGTTACTTTACTAATGTATGGTACCGTACGGCTGGATCTTGGGTTTACCTCGATAACATAAACCTCTTCACCACACACAATGAACTGAATATTAATCAATCCGATGACGTGCAGGGATTTTGCAAGTCGTCTTGTATATTCTTCAATAGTACGTTTTGTCTTATCAGAAATACTCTTTGCAGGATATACAGAGATACTATCTCCGGAATGGATACCCGCACGCTCAATATGCTCCATGATACCTGGAATCAGGATATCTTCTCCGTCACATACGGCATCGACCTCAATCTCTTTTCCTTGTAAATATTTGTCTACCAGAATCGGGTGATCCTGCGCAATCTGATTGATGATTCCGATAAATTCCTCGATATCATTATCGTTAATAGCAATCTGCATACCTTGTCCGCCAAGCACATAGGACGGTCTTACCAGTACTGGATAGCCGAGTCTGTTCGCAACAGTCTTTGCCTCCTCAGCTGTAAATACAGTTCCACCAGTCGGTCTTGGAATCTGACATTTTTCCAGAATTTCATCAAATAATTCGCGATCTTCGGCTGCATCTACATCTTCTGCCTTTGTACCAAGAATTGGCACTCCCATTTTCATCAATGCTTCTGTCAATTTAATTGCTGTCTGACCACCGAACTGAACAACTGCTCCGTCCGGCTTCTCCAGGTCTACAATGCTCTCTACATCTTCCGGTGTCAGTGGCTCGAAATAAAGCTTATCGGCAATATCGAAGTCCGTGCTGACTGTCTCCGGGTTATTATTGATAATAATTGTCTCGTATCCCTCTTTTGCAAATGCCCATGTACAGTGTACGGAACAGAAATCGAACTCGATTCCCTGTCCGATACGGATTGGGCCAGAACCAAGGACAAGAACCTTTTTCTTACCGGAAGTCTCTTCTACTTCATTTTCACTTCCAAATACAGAGTAATAATACGGTGTTTCTGCCGCAAACTCAGCGGCACAGGTATCTACCATTTTGTAAGATGCGGTAATACCGTATACCATTCTAAGATCATGCACCTGTCTTTCTGTAAGACCTGTCAGTCTTGCAATAACCTCGTCCGGGAACTCCAGGCGTTTTGCTTCTTTTAATAATTCCTTTCCAATTCCACCACGTCCGGACGCTACTCTTGGCGCGCATGCACGCAGAGACTGCTCCATCTCTACCAGGTTTGCAATCTTATCGATAAACCAAATATCAATCTTTGTAATCTTATGTATTTCTGTATAAGGAATTCCTCTTCTAACTGCCTCTGCAATCTTCCAGATTCTCTGATCGTCTACTACGTCCAATGCGTTCATCAGTTCTTCTCTGGAAAGATGACTGAAATCATAGGACATAAGACTGTCCACATGCTGTTCCAGAGATCGGATTGCTTTCATAAGCGCTCCCTCAAAATTATCACAAATACTCATGACCTCTCCGGTCGCCTTCATCTGTGTAGTCAGTGTCCGTTTTGCACTGATAAATTTATCAAATGGAAGTCTCGGAATCTTAACAACACAATAATCAAGCATCGGTTCAAAACTTGCATATGTCTTCTTTGTAACTGCATTTTTAATCTCGTCAAGTGTATATCCAAGCGCAATCTTTGCTGCTACCTTTGCGATTGGATAACCCGTAGCTTTCGATGCAAGCGCAGAAGAACGGCTGACACGTGGATTTACTTCAATAACACAATATTCAAATGATTCCGGATTCAGGGCATACTGTACGTTGCAGCCTCCTGTAATATTAAGCTCACTAATGATATTGAGGGCTGATGTACGGAGCATCTGATATTCTTTATCGCCCAGCGTCTGAGACGGTGCTACAACAATACTGTCTCCGGTATGTACACCAACCGGATCAATATTTTCCATATTACAAACCGTGATACAATTTCCTGCTGCATCACGCATTACCTCATATTCAATCTCTTTCCATCCTGCGATACAACGTTCAACAAGTACCTGACCCACACGGGAAAGGCGAAGTCCATTTTCAAGAATCTCTACAAGCTGACGTCTGTCATGTGCAATTCCACCACCACTTCCGCCAAGAGTGTATGCCGGACGAAGAACGACCGGATATCCAATCTTTTCTGCAAATTCGATTCCGTCCTCTACGCTCTCAACTACAAGTGATGCTGCACATGGTTCGCCAATTTTTTCCATTGTTGATTTAAATTCCAGACGATCCTCTGCCTTCTTAATTGTCTGAGCTGTTGTTCCGATCAAGCGGACATTATGTTCTTTGAAAAACCCCCGCTCTTCCAATTCCATAGCAAGATTCAGCGCTGCCTGTCCTCCCAGAGTCGGCAGGACACTGTCTGGCTTCTCTTTCATAATAAGCTGTTCAACAACTTCTACCGTCAATGGCTCTATGTATACTTTATCAGCAATATCCTTGTCCGTCATAATAGTCGCAGGATTTGAATTCAACAGCACAACTTCCAGTCCTTCTTCTTTCAAAGAACGACATGCCTGTGTACCCGCATAGTCAAACTCTGCTGCCTGACCAATGACGATAGGACCAGATCCAATTACAAGCACTTTCTTAATTTCTTTATTTCTTGGCATCTTATTTGTCCCCCTTCATCATCTCAATAAATCTGTCAAACAGGAATGTAGAATCCTGTGGCCCCGGGCATGCTTCCGGGTGGAACTGTACAGTGTATATCTTCTTGCCTATGTAATTCAATCCTTCGTTTGTTCCATCATTGACATTGATAAATGCTTCTTCTGCAACATTCTTATCCATAGTATTATAATCAACCGCATATCCGTGATTCTGCGAGGAAATGTAAACGCGTCCCGTAGACAGATCTTTTACAGGGTGATTGCCACCTCTGTGACCATATTTTAATTTATATGTCTTTGCACCATATGCAAGAGCCATCAACTGATGTCCCAGACAAATTGCAAATATTGGAATGTCTGTCTCTGATAATTTTCGGATCTCTTCTATAATAGAAACACAAGTTTCCGGATCTCCAGGACCATTGGATAACATGATTCCGTCCGGATTAGATTTTATGATTTCTTCTGCTTTTGTGTCTGCCGGATAGACAGTCACTTCACAGCCTCTTTGAATTAAAGATTTTGAAATATTATTCTTTGCTCCAAAATCCATAAGTGCCACTTTAAATTTTTCTCCTGGAAGAACATGTTTCTCGTCGCAGGTCACCTTTGATACAACATCTCCAACAGTGTACGCCTTAAGTTTTGGAATGATTTCATCTAAATTATAATTCTCATTTGTAGTAATCATACCATTCATGGTTCCCTTTTCCCTGAGAATCTTCGTCAATGCTCTTGTATCCACGCCTTCAATTCCTGGAATGTCCTGTGCAGCAAGGAAATCCTGAATTGTACCGTTGCATCTAAAATTACTTGGCATTCTGGATAATTCTCTTACAATATATCCGTCCGGCCATGCTTTCTTTGACTCCATATCTGGTGTGATTCCATAGTTTCCTATCAGTGGATAAGTCATCACAACGGCCTGTCCGGCATATGAAGGGTCTGTCAGCACCTCCAGATAACCGGTCATTGACGTATTAAAAACAATCTCACTGATCATATCCCTCGTCGTCCCGATACTTTTTCCCTCAAAGACTGTCCCGTCTTCTAGAATTAGAAATGCTTTCATATATTCACCCTTATCCTTTCTGTTACTTCTAGTCTGCTCTAAAGCTTCCCAAATTGTTAAAAGTATACTATACTTATTATCCTTTTTCAACCCAAAAAAAGTATTTTTTAACAATTTTTTATCTACTTTCGACAAAAACCATTAAAATAGTCGCTAATTTTAATGGTTTTTATTTTACGTCAAAAAATTGTTTTTTTCGTCAATATGCCTGTTATATTGGTTTTATCTATACTTTTTCGTTTAAAATCCGGTTGATATTTTTAGCATTTAGGATGGGATATATTTCAATTCTTTTTTTAAGAATATTTCCAGAAAATTGTAATTTTATTCATTTTTTTGTCATCTATGTAACTGTAGGAAACTTCTGTCAAATGATACCACTGCGCCAGATTCTGTGCAGCACGCTTCACCTCGTTATTTAAAATGTCTTCTTTTGCAGTTTTATAAACTGATTCATCGGAATATTTCAGTACAACTTTCGTCTCTCTCGCCGAAATCACCTGGTTCATTGCTTTAAGCGCCGTCTGACCATCATATTCTGTATAATACATTCCATTAACTACATAATAATTCAAATCCATCTTCGTACAATCTGGAAGTTCTACTTCCAAATCCGGCGTATGAGTCCGAAACAACTCATCATCATCACAAAGCATATAATCGTAGCTGATATTGTCACGAATTTCGTCATCCATTACATTTTCAGCCTCCTCTTCCGACTCCTGGAAAATTGGATCTCCCCACGTCACATCCACATAATAATAATCGCCGTCACATTTCACCAAATTCCATGCATGAGGGATCTTATGACCATCACCATCACTGAAAGATTCTGTCACCTCCCCAGTAACATAAGTGCAGAATAGCCCCTGCTTCTCCATGAGATACTGCATTGCTTTAGAATAACCGGCACACACT